TTTGTTGCTTATGCATCTGTTTCAGAAGACCATTGGTTAAGTGGATTTCCGCAAAAGGGGGTTAATAATGACATGTACGAGGATACTGATACAAAACTTTCGACTCGTATAAGAGACCTTAGTAAATGATTAGGTGTATCTGAGGATAACAGGTTGCATAGTTTTACCCATGAAAAAACCTAAAAGAAAAACAGCAAATGCGATTATCCACGTAGATTTCTCGACGTTCGCGAATATATCCAGTTTTTCGGTTTGCTGGGGAGGAGGAGGAGGGTAATTCATTTCACTTGGATGATAATAATACGGTTGGTCTTGTACAATCTCTTCAGTATTATCTTCATTCTTCGCCTGCATTAAAGGGTCCATGTTTGGGCTATACTCAATGGGATTACCGATGTCAGTTTCCATTTCTAATATAGTTGCTGTTTTTTTTAACTTGATTCTTCCTCACTTTCACTTTCATCATCAACCACAAAATCTTTAAGGTTTCCATTTTCATCGCCGTCCTCACCATCACTCTCATCTTCTGATTTATATTCGTCTTCTGTGTCAATGAGTGACTCGGAATCAGTATCATCATGTTCATCCGTGGCATAATCATCATCTAAAACAGTTTCTATAGGTACATAAAGAGCTGGTTTCTTTATAGTACGCCCAGTTCTTGTCCTATACATTTAAGTTCTTTATGTTACATTTGTTTAAGTATCTTTAAGGGATAACTTACTGGTGATTTTAGACGGTAATAGATGCGTTCTAGCCTTACTTCGTTTACATAGAGGACACTTCTGTGTTATTTTGTTTTTATTGATACTGTATGACATGGTCTTATTGTCGTGTATACCTGAAATAGTTTCACAATAATTAGATGTTGTCATCACCATAAAATTGTTCTTATTGTCATGATTTATATTAACAATTCGTGTATCATCACTACATTTCATGTTATGATTTATAAAATATTCTAAATCTGGTTTTATTTCCATTTGTTTAATTCCTGGTTTTTCTATAATTTTTTTGATTTCAGGACATTTACTGAGAACTTCCTTTTTAGGGTAAAGTTTATCAATAATGTCATTTGTTAATTTATGTCTTCTACCACAAAAGTATTCACAAAATCCATCACGTCGTCCCCTAATTGTTTCATGTCGACTGAAACACTTTTGAAGAATCTCTCTTCCACTTATGATGAACCATACATGATTCGAACTATGATTTCTTTTTACATTTTCACAATATCTAGAAGTTGTCGCTGCGTAATACGTTTCTTTATTTTTGAATAATTTAGTGATGTATGCATTGTCCTGACCATCCATATTCTTTCTAATAAATGTCTCAATACGATTTTTCAACTCTTCGTCGTATATTTCATTATTAGTTTGATCATCAGAAAATGAACATTCTTTGATTCTAAATGATACAGAAGGTGGTTCGACTGTTATTGTCCTGGGTGCATCTGTCCGAACGGCTGACATTTTTAGGATTTTAACACTCGGTTCCGGACTTATTCTCGCGAGAGAACCAAGCGTGTACATAAACACTGGAAGATATGCCAACTGGTCAATCCTACCATTTTCACAACTTGCACACCCTTTACCACCACATGCGTCATGCTTCGCTCGTTTATACGACCATGGCATTCGGAAACCACTTCCCTTTGTTTTTCTACGTGCGTCACCGTATACAGACGAATCTATAATTTCATTCCAATCCATTGTGCTATTAAATTTTGATAGAGACACGAGAATATGTTCACGAAGTGCGATAGCTGAATTTTGATCAACTACAAACTCTGGCCAGTTAAGGTGTATACCCGTTTTCGTTATGTCACCAGAAGGTTTTGGAGGAGATACAGAGATGAGACATTCTTTAGCACCATGGAAGTTTACCGTGTCACATATAGTTTTAGATATTTCACGGATATCATCTATACCTAATGGTTCAACATCTTTGTAATCGATATCAACAAAAAAGTTATACGTCTCACTCTTTTGCTCAACAACGTAAATCCTCTCACCCGATTTTACAGACTGTATATACACATCATAAAATTCATTCAATCTATCAAATGGCACTGAGAGTTTACCTCCGTCCATGAGCACATGTGATAGATTGGTAGCATTATTGAATTTCTGCGACCAATTCTTAAACATACATTATTATTGTTCATCATCTCTAAACCACTTCATACACGAAACGTCCTGATATTCTTTCGTTTTAGAAAGTTCCTTTTTAAAGGTTAACAATTCATATACTGTTTTTTCTTCATTTTTTCCAATCCATTCTTGAATCTCTTCTTGACACATACCTCGGTTACTCGCTAACAGTTCACTTATCTGTCTTAAAATGAAAGCCTTCGACTTCATTATTTAATAGAGAAGGTTTTTCTATTATGAGAACTTATGCACGCGTAAAATTTAGGGTTTTTAATGACGTTATCAATAATGAGTTTCCATCGTTTACGTGAGTTGAACTCTTCGAGAGTATCATAACTCATGTAATCGTTTTCATCGTGCGTTTTGCGTATGGGTTGATTGTTCATCTTTTTAATTTGTGTCTTGTGCTTTTCTTCGTAAAATTTTCGTATTTGTGTCTGTTGTTCCGGACGAGAATAATTGACAAAAAATATATAGACATTATATTCAAGATCGACCGTCGGACTTTCTTTGTGTATAAATTTAAACTCTGTATACTCTCCATTTTTTAAAGAAACAACACCCCGCGTCTCTTCTTCTAATTCTCGTAAAGCACATCGTAAAGGATTAAATATTTCTCGTCGTCTACACCCACCTGTAACAAAAATCCAATCCTTAAACCGCCAATCTCTCACCGTGAGAAATCTCGGTTTTCCATCTATAAAACTAACCGGTATTGCGATTGCTTTGTACTTTTTCATTGCGCATTCGCAAGTTATAATATGTGGATATGTTTATTCCTCCTTCTTTACCTCACTTTCTTTGGTTTCAACGTTGGTTTCAACTTCTGTTTCGGGAACAACGGGTTCCTCGGGGGGTGCACTAAGATGTCTGACGACCTGGGCTGAAAAATTTCTAAAGCCATCAATATCCTTTTTAGTCTTGTTCAACTCTTTAAAAAGAAATACAAGTGCTACGGCGCATACGACAGTTGCGACAATCAATAGAGTATCTTTAGTAACCGGAATCATTTATAAATAAAAATAACATCTTCTTTTTAAGTATTCTACATCACTGCACCCATTTTGGTTTTACCGGATGCGGGACACTCGTATGGCGTCTGAGCGAATTGGACGGCTTCGTAATGCGCATTTTCACATGTTTTCTCCGTGGTTGGCGTTGTGGGCTGACCGACAAAGGTTTCAAGTGTCCTGGATTTAGGATCGTACGTCAATACAAAAACGATGGAGAGAAGAAAAACTATTTTCCAAAGCATCTTTTACTAATTAGTTAGAATATAATAGACCGCCCATACCATTTTCGACCCTTAAAATGTTGTAATTTACGGCATAAATATCCTTAGTGACCGACCGAGTATCGTTGATGATACGAGCGGAGTCAAGACGAGAAAAGTTGAGCGTGCCAGTGGGCTGCAACTTACCAGTCTCGAGGCAGAAAGGATACGTGAAGAGCTTAGTGGCGGGAGTGGAGTTACCATGGGAGGTGTGGTAATAGAGAGGAACCGAGGTGTAGTTAGGGTTCGCAAATTTGAAGTCGGCAACATCGGTACCGTTAATTTGGAGCTTGAGCTTATTGTCATCGTTGAGGATGTCAAGAGCAGCGCTGTCCGCTGAAGTGAGATACTTGACGGGGTGATTGAAGTTCAGCTCCTGCATCTTGGAACCGGAGGATACCGCCTTCTGTACCTGGGTGATGAGCATGTTGAGAGGTTCGGCAGCGAACATCTCACGCTCCTGGGTATCGAGGTACGCATAGTTCGCGAAGATATCCCACTTATGGTCGGCCGCGTCAGCACCCCAAGTGATCCGGAGCTCAACATCATGATATTGCAAGGCAATGAGTGGGAGAGCAGTCTGCCAGTTCTCACAGAAAGCAAATCGGAGAGGGTAGAAGCGCTCATTGGTAGCGCCACCGTAGAGATCACCGGCAACCGACTTGGAAGAAGAGGTCGCGGAGAGAGTAGGAGCGATAAGGGTAGAATAGGTAGAATCTTGTTCATCAATAACTTGACCCCCCACCATGAGTTCAACCTTGGAAATTACGGTCCTCCAATCAGCGACGGCTTGGGTTAAACTACCATTGTTGGGAACGAGGTAAACATAGTTGAGCATGTCACCCTTGCGCTCGAAGCGGACAGTGGACATGCCATGGTTGGAGACGTTGCCTTGAATGACCTGACGTTCGACAGTTTGGGAAAAATTGGTGTGACGTTTATAGGTGGACCTGAAGAAACTGACCTCGGGTTGACCCACGAGGTGGACGTCCTGAGCTCCGACGGCTACGAGTTGGGCAATACCACCAGACATTTTATAATATAGTGAGACTTTATTTTTAAGCCTAGACGAACTTCGACGAATCTGAGGGATTCGTGGGAGAACGGGAGGGGCAATCGACTGTGTCGAATGGAACTTAAACCACATTCGCGGGCCAAATTGGGGGTGTGGGCCAAGTGACTACTAATTGGCCATCTTCATTTAAATCTCGTGATGTTGTAGCTGTTATATCTCTGAGTGCCTGGCGGTACGTTTTCCACGCCTGGCGTATAGTATCCGAGGGGAAAGGGAAATCAGAAACCATCAAAAAGTCCGTGCGTCCAATACGCCCGTTACGTTCTTGGCGGAGGTTTTCGAGGGGTTGGGCATCGATCAATTCTTGGAGTTTGGTTTCAACTTGTTCTTTACTAGGTCTAGGTATCGTATCATCATCACCCCATTCAATGTCTTCATATGTATTACCCCTTACAATCCACGATGTTCTATGTGTATCTATGACAGATACCACTTGCAAGATTGTAGGAGTACCAGGGAACATTTAATTATACTTTACATTTTATTCACCACCAATTTCCATCAATGTGATTGTAGCGGGTTGGTGGTTACCATTACCTATATATAAACCACTGCCGCTACCGGTCGCGGTAATGTATATTGCCGCACGTAGCTCATACTCAACTGTTTCTAGTGTATTCGGTGCATTATCTACAAATGATATATTGAGGTAAGTGTGTAAGTCCGCCACGGGTGTGCCATACCGATGTAGATCATGTGACGATCCACCTCTTCCGTACACTCTGGTATATGTGGTACCTATCTTTCTCCATACTTGTGCCCTAACACCATTCGTGGTCTCCGCCGTGGCCGCGAAATATGCCAATATGTTCATATTCACATATATTTGACTTTTAGTGCTACGGGGTGTAATGGAAAGTTTGAATCCGGTCGCATATGTAATACTTATATCACCGCTGGTACCAGCACTCGTCGCACTACTGTAACTGTGTCCATTATTACCCCCAATATGCTTAACTTGAATGATTGTTCCTGGTGCATATATAGATCCAAATTGTGCCACCCCCCTCACATCCAATTGGGCTTCAGGGACTTTCCCGATGCCGACGGCCGTGTCGCTGATGACCATGGACCGCCCGGTTCGGCCCAAGTTGTAGAGTTTACGGACCTCCGAGGCTTCGAGGGCGACCGAGTAAATTTTGGGATTGGATACATACCCGTGTAATATTTCAGGAGTTCCGGTAGTGTCATGTCTATACCCTATACTAAATGTTGGATTGTCCGGTATATTCATTGTTCCGACACTTGTATACGTACCCCCAAGTACACCATCTATATAAACTTTTTGTGTGGTACCGTCGAAAATAGCTACAAGATGTCTCCACGTATTGAGATCACTGGGTAGTCCCGTAAAATCACCATCACTTATCCCAAAATGATATAATGTATACGATGTGGTTGCTGCATTATGTCTAAAACCTATCGCATTAGCACCACTTGTTGCCCCAGAATTTCCAATAAAAACAAATACACTATTTGTGTTTGTCGTGCTCGAATTTTTTACCCATAATGAAATGGTATATGATGTATTTAAATCACTACCTGATACCCCGTTAAGTGTCCCCTTGATATAATCATCCGTCCCGTTAAAAGCAAAGGCCTTATCAGCCGACGAATAGTTCATATTCGTCCCGTAAAACGTCCCATGATTCCCCTGCCCCGAGATATCTGTGGGTGAGGAATTGACGGTGGTATCGAAATCCACCACCAACTTCTCCGGCCTAGGGGTTTCCGTATCCACGTCGTACCGAGAGATGCGG